GGGATTATTTGGAGAAGAATGGGTTATTAGGAAAGTGAAACCGGCAGGGAGTGTTTTCAGGTAGCCTGGAAGCACAAAAAGCAGCCTGCACGCCCTTTCTCCCGAGTTTTCAGACGGCCTTCGGGCTACCTGAAAACGGCGCGGGGCAAGTTTCTGCGAAGCAGACATATCTCCCAGCAATCACCCTGTAAAAACAACTTCTTAGGAAACTTCATGAAAGCCGTAAAAATCTACCAAGCCGGCGGCCCGGAACAACTGATTTATCAAGATGTACCGATGCCTGATGTCAAAGACGGCTGCTTCTGGTGTAAATAACGCGACGATTTCCTACACCTACCGAAATTATTGGAACATGAGCCGCGCCATTTTCTGAAACTCAACTTTCAAACGGCCTTAATAATTTTTATAGGTTGATAGAGAAGGAGCAAACTGAGCGGAGAATCAAGAATATTAGAATAAAGCTGTTTATTAGAATATCACGGAACATAAATTAACATAATATAAATTATGCGAAACAGCAAATGCTAACGGTAGCGCCGCATCGGATACCACCGGCCGCCCGCGCTGTTTTCGCACATCTCGGCGGCTACGCCGTCGATGCAGACGCTCCAGTACACGGCGGCCAGCTTCGGCCTGTCCTGCGGCCGGGCTTTCGGATACGCAAGCGATACAAGGATTTCCAGCGGATCGCGTTCCAGCGTCGCCGCCATTTCCAGCACGGCGGCAAGCGGCAGTTTCAGACGGCCGCGCCGGTACTGGCTGATGTGGCTCTGCGAAACGCCCCAGTATCGGGCTAATGCGTAGTCCGAGCGGAAGCCCGCCCGTTTTTTGTATATATCCAGCCATTGCGCGGCATTTTTCACGGTAAAACAAGGCCTTGTGTGCAAACATGGGGCTTATTTTATTTGTGCGTGGAAAAAGCCGCTACATGAGCAAATGCTCATCCTTTTCTTAACCTGTTTTAACTTCGCTTCAGACGGCCTGCTGCCGCGGTTTTAGGCGGTCTTTCAGACGGCCTTTTCTTTCTCTCTTTGGATTAAGACGGCTTGTGCGTCTTTCCCAAATTCAGTCATTAGGATGTCCATTATTTCTGTCCATTTGACGGTTCTGCCTACTTTTAGACTTGCTTCCATCGCAAGCCGTTCAATTCTGATCTTCCGATCTAATTTAACGTTCAGAGTAACGCGGTCTGACATTTCTGTATCCCAAAACACTCACTATTTCAGAAACTATAACACTATCGTGTTAAATCTTTATTTAGTTCTTGCGCTCTTGTGTTAATTGGTGTAGCTTTCGCAAAAATTAGTTTTTGAGTTCAAGAATTCAGAAAGCCCGCCATGCGCACCACAGCCCGCCCTTCGACCTCCCGTTTCTCTGCCGCTTCTGCGGCCTATGTACCCCCCGTTAGTAACACGGGGGGAACTGACAAAGCAGAGGGCTGGGATGGAAATGAAAAGGCTTTTGCTCCCGTCAGCGAATCTTATGAACACGTCATTAAAGTCGGCCGCAAGACAAAAACCATCCCGCTCAAACGCGGAAGTAACGGACGCGGCGCATTTATTGATTACCTGACCGTCGTCTTTAAAGAAAGCGTTTTCATCGGTCCGGACAATCTCGGGGCATCTGACGAGATACTGATCAACGCCTCCGAATGGCTGCTTTCCGTCATGGGTTTTGAAATCGGACTCGAGAAGAACGGCCGCCACGGCTACAAACGTTCCTTCCTCATGGGCACGGAAGAAGCCAAATACGGCTTTTTTATGGCCGAAGGCGCCCAAACAGCAGAAACCGTCTGTTTCAGCTTCACCGCAACGGGCTTGCGTGCTGCGGCAGACGGTTGGGAAACCCGCCTTTACGAGTTCATGGCCGAGCACGAATTGCAATGCAAGATTACCCGCATCGATTTGGCCCATGACTTCCTCAACGGCGAATACACCTGCGATCAGGTCAAACAAATGTGGGAAGACGGCCTGTTTACTACATATCGCAACAAACCGCAGGCCGAATGTATCGGCGGCGATTGGCTTTTAGACAGAGGCACAGGAAGAACATTTCAGGTTGGTACAAGGGGCGGCAGCAAGATTTTCCGCTTTTATGAGAAAGGCAAAGAACAGGGCGATGCCGAAAGTTCGTGGACACGTCCCGAAGTCCAGTTCAGAAACAGAGATTACCTTTTGCCGATTGAAATGTTGATAGAACCCGGCTGTTATTTCGCCGGTGCTTATCCCGCACTGGAAATCATGATTGCCAAATTCGGCGAAACCCCTTCCCGCGCGGAAGTCAAAAAAAAAACCGAACACATATCAGTTGAGCATGTTCTGAAATACGCCTCCATGCAGGCATCCCGCGCCGTCGTCATGCTCAAAAACTACGGAGCAAACAATGACTTGATAGTGGAAATGCTCCAAGACGGTCAGAAAGAAATGCCCCGCCGTTTAAGCCGTGAAGCCTTCGATTGCGGCCATATCCCCGTCAGAGAGATACACAAACGCAAAAAACAGGCCGCAGACGACAGGGCTTTCAGAGAATTGGAAGACTACGGCGATACCTACAGACAGCCGCCCCGCCCTGCTCCGGTGAAGAAACACCGCAGCATGAACGAGTATTTGAAAGAGAAATCGCGCCTTGAACACATGTACCGCATAGGCTTTGAAAAGCTTTTGGCTCAAGCCGAAACCATGGAAGAAGCCGAACGCATCAAAGAAGACCGCCGCGCATTTGTTCTTATGAAAGCCTCCGATCTCCAAGGCAAACCGAATTTTGAACGTGAAGCATGGCAGCGCTATTGGCAGGAACAGGAATATCGCTATTACAGTAAATATGCCACGCCCTACGAAATATTGAACCCGAATTATTCCGACAAGGCGGCGGAATAATACAAGTCCTGACCTGCTCCGACAGTCAGGCACCCAAACCGCCATTACTCAACCATAAAGGATAAATCATGCCCGTAATGACACTGCGTAAAGTCGCCTGGAACAAAGGCGTCACCGACAACGGAATAGAGTACGACTATACCCGTATCACCTGCGAAATCCCGATTTATGAAGGCTCACCCAAAGAGTTCGGCGTAGAAACCTTTGAACTCGAATACGGTCCTGAATCCCGCCATCACGAACTGTTGCACCTTAAAGGCAAGCTCCCCGTCCAAGTCGATATCGGCTACATGGAAGCAAAAAAAGGCAAACAGCTCATCCGCGTCGTCCAAGCCCTGCGCGTTCTTGACGAACCCAAAGACGGCAAAGTGCCGCCCGTCAAACCATGATTTTAAGGGCGTGCCGCCTGCCCCCGAACGGCGGCAAACACGTTATTAAGGAGAATAACATGTCTAAACTCAAATCCCTGGCCTATAAGGCCGCCCTTCCCGCCGCCCTGTCTGTAGCTGCGGTTTCCGCTTCTGCCGCCGGTCTTGAAGATATCGGCACATCTTTCGCCGCCGAAGTTGCCAAACTGGTTTCCATCGTTCTGGCCATCGGTATGGCGGGCGTTTCCGTGGTGATTTCGGTCGCCGCCTTCGGTCTCGCCTTCAGATTTGTTTCCCGTATCGGCGGTAGAGGTTAAATGATGTACCGGGTGGGCTGGCAGTGCGTATCCAAGCAACAGGCCGAAGATCTCGTCTTGTCGGCCCTCCCTCCTGCCTACCTGCCGGACGGCACGTTAACCCGTCCGGAGATGGTGGGCGGCAAATGGTATTACCGCGGCCAGCCCGTTAAGCTGGATTTTCCAGAATGCAGCCCTTCCGAACAGATGGCCGATGGCGCCTATCACGCGGGAATGCTGCTGATCGTTTTGGCCTTGGCCTTTTCCTTCCGCCGTATCTACGGTCTCATTTTTTCTATGGGCAGCGGTCATGATGATCATTGACGCATATTTCGTATTCGGCTTTGCGGCCGTCTTTCTGGCCGGATACATCATATTTTCAAAATAGGCGGCGCGCAAAGCCGCAGGCGCGGGGCGG